AACTGAATCCATGTGGAGAAGTTGACATTCTATCTGTAATTATAGTGTTGTTCGTAGGTTGCTCAGTTATTTCAACTAAAACTGGATTTGGACTCTTAAGCATGGTGGTATCACAAATAACCGTAAGCTGAACTTGCTGTTCTTTCACAAAGCGTTCAGATTCATACTTTGAAATATAACCAGAAATAGTAGCAACAACCAGATTTTCGTCCTTAAACTGAATTTCAACCTTTCCTGTCCTAGATGAGGCAATCATCTTATACACGTCATCTCTAAGATCAGAATATGTTGCTCCATCACTAAAATCTGGATTAAGTCCCATCTTCATTACAATAACACGAGAATTTTGCATAAGATGATAAGCTGGAGATCCCCCGGGTGACCCGACATATTGCGGGATAATATCATCGGCGTCTAAGCCTTGGATATCTTTTACATTGTAACGATTATAACCACCCGGATCCCGAAAACTCAAAGCCAAAATTTCATTAGAACCATTAGGATGGAGCTCAATACTAGTTAATTTCATGATATATTCAACTCCTCCTTTGCCATAGCTATCTGACTCTTTGTGTTACGATAAATATCATTAGTAGACAAAGCCTCAGGAGCATTAATGGTCTGTTCAAATATGATTGAGGTTGGTCCTGTATCCTTTTGATCGGATGTCGATGCTGCAGTCGGCATAGTTGCAGAAGCAATCAAATTTGCCTGATCTATAGATATGGTCGGCGTTATGGTTGCTCCACTCAATGCGTCAGAAATACCAGTAGATTGCGACTGTATCTTCGTCAAATCAAGTACCGGAGTTATAGTCGGGCTAAAGGCATCCATGTTAGCCAAAGAATCTGGAATTTGGCTTACGGTATCAGTAAAGGCAGATATAATGTTATTTGCTAGATTACCCGCACTTTCTTCTGCACTCGTATTATTATCCAAACCGAGGGCAAAGCCTTCACCAGTTTGTTCACCAATTTCCATAAATACTCTTGATGGGGAGAATATACTGAGAACCTTCTTAGCAGCCCCAATAGCTCCATGAGCCAATTCAGCCGCTTTCCCAGCAACTTCTCCAACTTTACTAGCAAGTCCACCTGTCAGTCCGTCAGCAATAGCTACAGCCAAATCCTTACCGGCTGATTTAAGATCAGCAGAATTAGTTTGAATTGCTGCCGTCAGTCCTTTAACAAACTTAACGATAGTCTTCATAGCAGCATCAGCAATTTTACCGGCATCATCTCCAATACCATGAATAAGTTTAATAATTACTTCGGTACCGGCGTCAATAATATCCTGAGCACTTTGGCCAAGACCATGAATAAATTTAACTATAGCCGCAACACCAGCATCAATAATCCGTTGTGAACTAGTACTTAGAGCATTAATAAAGGAAACAATGACATTTGTTCCAGCATCAGCAACTTGAGTAATATTATTGGCGATACCATTCAAGAAACTAACCAAAGCAGCAAGACCAGCGTCCATAATCTGCTGAGCACTATCAGAAAATGACTGAATAAGTTGTGTAATGATTGTGGTAACTGTATCAACTACCAAAGTAATATTATCTGTGATTCCTTGCAGGAAACTAACAAGTGCCTGGACACCAGCGTCAATTATCATCTGCTCGGAATCCGTAAGCACTTGAATAAAGGTCGTAATAACCAAAGTAACCGCTTCGACAATGGTCGTTACATCTTGCGTCAAGCCAAGCAAGAAATTGACAATAACGCTAACTCCAGCCGCAATAAGCTCGTCTACATGATTACCAAGTGCGGTAATAAAGCCCACAATTATCGTTGTGGCGGCCGTCATAATTCCATCCATGTTACTGGATATACCTGTGGCAAACGCCTGAATAACTTCCACTGCTTTAGCAATGACTTCAGGCATATGATCAATAAGACCCTGCATGAGGGCCAATATAATCTTATAGCCCATGTCAATCAATTGCGGCAGATTATTATTAATAATATCCACAATGGCATGAATAATGGCAGTGAGTGCCTTAGCTAACTTAGGAACTTCCTTAATAATCGTATCAAGAACCTGATCAATAAGGGCTCTAAGTACCTTGATCAATGCCGGGAGTGCACCTATAATACTTTGAGCAAAGTTTAGAATAAGCGCTACACCTGTGGCAGCTATTAGTGGTATAATCTCTTGGAAGCCCTTTATGAAGGTCTTTATTCCTTCCACTCCAACGGCGGCCGTGCTAGCAATCAATTGGAAAGCGCTAGCCAACAGAAATGCGCCCGCACCAAATAACGCAAAGGCTACGCCAATAACACCCAACGCAACAGCAAGACCAAGAAGCGCCGGAATGATTGGCTCCATCACTAGCGCAGCCAATCCAAGAACCAGCAATACTGCAGCAATAGCACCTATACCTGTGGCAATCTGAGCAATACTAAGACCACCAACTACCTTTAGAACCTCAGCCAACACAGATATAGCCTTAGCAGCAATATATAGCGATGCTGCTCCGGCAATGGACCCTTGCATAGCTGCCATAGCAATGCCAAGAATAAGAAGCATGGCCGCAAAAGCACCAATACCCTTAGCCAGCGTCTTAAGATCATTCCTACCCATTACCTCTACGGCTTTAGCCATACCTAGCAAAGCTACAGAAAGAATAACCATTCCCGCTGCTGTAATAGGCAACGTTATTGGCATAAGATTCATCGCTGCCGCAACAATAAGCAATGCCCCTGCGATACCGACCAGGCCCTTGCCCATCTCTTTCCAAGACATCTTACCGAAACTAGCAATTGCTTTAGCTAGAATCTGGAGACCAACAGCCATCTCAATAAGACCAAGACTGCTCAGTACGCTACTAGCGGGCATAAGTTTCATAGCAGCAACAACAAGAAGCAAGCCTCCGGCAACACCGACTAGACCTTTACCCATTTCAGCCCAAGACATACCAGCGAAAGATTTGATCGCCTTACTAAGAAGTAACAAACCAATAGACAGGGCAATTAGAGATACTCCGGCAGCCAACATAGTAACCGGATTACTCGTAAGAAGCTTTGTAGCAACGATAAATATAGCCAAACCTGCAGCTACTCCAGTAAGACCTCGCCCAAGCTCACTCCAACTAAGCTTTGCCAATTTTGCGATAGCGATAGCAAATATATCCATGGCAATAGCCAAAGCAATCAGAGCACCACTGATAATTACCAGTTTTACTGCTCCTCCAGCACCGGTAATTTTAGCCATCACATCCAAAGTAGCAGCCAATTCAGCAAAACCGACTGCAATAGCTACCAAAGCTTTGGTCAAACCAACAGAGTCAATCAATGACAAAGCCACTATAGAAACTGTTAGAATAGCAACAGCCCCGGCAATCTCCATAAGGGCTTTGGCTTTAACCTGCATCTGCATGGTTTTCAATGTCTTGGTCAATTCGCCAAACATACCGCTGAGCTTTGACATCACTCCACCGGTAAGATCAACTTTAAGTCCACCGGAAAGGAACTTCTTAAGCAACAAAGTAATGCCGCCAAGCAGACCAACATTGACTACATCAACCACTGAATTAAAATCTGAAGCTGAAAATGAATTGGCAATTTTCTGTCCAAGCTCTTTAAACCAGGTTGAAATATAAGCACCAATTTTTTCCAGCACATTAAATACACTACTAAAACGCTGAACCAAAGAAGACCAAAGCTGAGATGCTTTATTAGCTCCAGAAGCAATAGAATCGAAATGAGACGAAACTTTATCTGGAATTGATTGAGAAAAGAAATTGGCAATAGCTTTGGCCAGATTACTAATAAACTCAATTGGTTTTACAATTACTTCGCCAAGCTTCTCAAAGAAAGCATGGAGTTTTCCACCATCAACAAGGAACGTCTTTAGGTTTGTAAGAAAATCTCCTATCCCAGCTCCAAAAGAAAGCAGACCTCCTGCCGCTGGAAACAACGCATGAACCACATCAAGAAGGACTGAGGCCAAACCCTTGAGAATTTCCCAAGCAATAGACAAGATTGAGAACAAACCTTTGAAAACGCTCTTAACCTTGTCTGCTGTTTCTCCTCCCATTTTGAGCTTTTCAGAGAAGTTCATGATTGCTTCAGAAATCTTCCAAATAACAGAGATACCATCAGAAGGAAAGATCTCTGAGAATGCTGATTTGATCACACCAAAGAGTTGTTCCACACCAGCGAAGGCATTCTTAAACGCCAAAGCAAAGTTTGGCATGGCTAGCTTTAAACCACTAAAGTCAAGCCCTTGAATAGTCTTGATTAGGTTGCCAGTAAGGACTCCCTTGACCTGAATAAACGCATCTATAAGCGGACCAAGTGCTTCTGTGAGGCTATCAACCGCAGGAGTTATTGCATTAAATAGATCTCTTTGTTGCTGTTCTGAAGGACCAATAAATGCTGCACCAAGTCGAGACATTGCTGCATGTAAGTTAGCGAGAGAACCCTGATAGGTTTTATTAGCTTCAGTGGCGTGTGCACCGAAAGCTTGATCCATAGCGGCGGCAAAAGACTTAAAGTCAATTTGTCCCTCTCGAGCCATTTCATGGATTTGTGCTTCGGTCTTTCCTGTAACTTTGGCATAGGCTGCTGCAGCATTAAGACCTCGAGTAGCAAACTGCAAGAAGTCCTGGTTTGTGACCTTACCTGTACCAGCCGAGCCAGTAAAGATTTGCGCCATCTCACCAAAGGATCTTCCAGTCAATGCTGCTGTACCAGAGATACCCCGCAAAGCAGAGGTCATGTCTGCTCCAGCACCAATGCCAGACGCACCAAACTGGGCCGCTGCCTTTGCTGCTTCGTCTAGTCCATACGCCGTTCCCTTAACCGCATCAAGAGAACTTTGCATTGCCTTATCAACATCAATTCCCAAACCTTGGAATTGAAACTTTGCCTGCTCAATATTTTGAGCTCTTGACGTACCACCAGAAATAATTGGAGCTAAAATATCTTTTTTTGCAAAACCCTCAACAAATCCCATCGCCGAGGTTGTAATGTTTTGAATAACCGAAAAGGCAACCGCACCAAGTGCTGTGAATCTACTGGCAATATGATCAACACCAGAAGCCATACCAGAAAGATCGACACTATTCGCCGCTGCGTTTATGTCAGCAAAACCTTTACCAGTTCCAAGCGAGCCGAGTTTCTCATTAAGTTTGTCTAGCGACGAAATGGTTTCGGCGACCCTCAATTGAAAATCTTTATTATCAAATTTAATCGATACTACTCGATCTTCTACACCACTCATGCGCTCACCTTCTTCCAAAGATCCTCGGCGATTTTATCAAAAACTCCTTGAATAGCAGGATTTATGAAGTCTCTACCCGCAACGTATCCTCCTGTCCCGGTACCGTGTCCATATTGAATAAGAATTACAACCGAAACTCCACCTTCTATGTCTGTGTTATACCATTCAATCGTTGGTCCATTAGCTTCGTTAAGAATTCTATAACCCCAGGAAGATGCGGCAAGACCACTATCAACTGGCGTGGCGCTAGCTAGAGCATCAAGACCAAGCCGACCATAATGATCTAAATCTGAACTAATATCATTATTTTGTAAACTCTTTAAATATTTTTCTGTTATAATAAATTCTCCATCACAAGTGAGCTCTATCATAAAACTTCTTAGAACCGAATAATATAATTGATGACAACGAAGGGAGGAAGATTGGCATTAACACCAGAACCGCCTGCGCCGGTAGCATCCCATGACGCACCATGAGCATGGTATCCACCAGCATCAATGTGAGAAGGCACAACATCTCCTTGACCGGGAGAAACAGGAGTGATAATATCGTTTGCTCCCCAATATGTTACAATAATCCTTTCTCCACCGTCTCCTGCTATTGTATGACTATGTTGACCGTCGGGATTAATAGTATGCGTGTGATTATGATTATGCGCTACAACGACAGCGTCTGTACTACCTCCAGTAGCGCCAAGATTATTGTATGGAGCGTTATTACCTTTACCAATAGGAAATCTTTGCTGAAGATTAGGCACATTGAAATGCGATGCATCAACGGAACCATACTTTGTTCCTATAACGTTATACAACGCTACAT